TGAAGTCTGGCACATCCGCTTCCGATTTCACCATGACCGACCGTGCCGTCAAACTGGTGGCGGACAAGATCGACCTTTCCGGTTATGTGACCATCTCCGCGCTCAGTACGGCAGGCAAAACGACCATCAACGGCGCGAATATCACGACCGGCACGATTCACGCTGACCGCATCGACACCTCCACGCTGAAGGTCAAGACCATCTACGCCCAGTCCGGCAAGGTGAGTCTGAAAGAGTATACGAGCAGCACCATGTACATCGGCGGCGACGGTACCTGGAACTACGACTACACCTACATTTTCGCCGGAACGCAGATCAAGCTTGCTTCGTGGGACGGCGTTGGTACCCATGCACTGGTCATTGACACGAAAAACCACTGCGTCCGACCGGCTACCATTGTGGACTGGGATCTCGGAAATATCTCCTACACTTTCGGAAACGTCTGGTGCGAGAAAATCACGATCCGCAACGGAAACAACGACGGCTACATCGGCTTTAACGGCGGTACCTTTGAAATCGTGGCAAACGGTGCTGCCGTTAACCGTCTCGGCTCGTCCGTCTACTATTGGGATACGGGATACATCAGCAAGCTGTATCTGAACAGCTCCTGCTATCTGGATGCGTTCGGCAGTTCGCTTCGGGTGAATGGCACCGTTATCGGCGGCTCCGATCCCAATATGGCAGGCAAAGAGGTCAAGATGGGCGGCAGCACCGGCTATTACATCACGGCAAATACCGCCCGCGAACTGAAGCCGTCCTCAAGCAGCACCTCGTACCCTTTTTACCTGGGTACGGCAAGCCTTTACTGGCACTACGCCTATCTCGGTTCTGTGCAGGTGAAAATCGGCTCGGGTACAAGCTCGAAAATCGGTTTCTTCGCCGGAACGCCCATCGCGCGACAGACGCTCAGCACCTATTCGCAGAATATGGGCTATTCGTCAGCGACCTCATCCAACTATCTGAAAATTCTGAACAACCTGGTCGGCATCCTTGTGAAATACGGGCTGATCGGCACTTAAGGAGGAAAACGCACATGAAAGTACAACTGAAAGAAATCGTGCTGGCGGTTCCGGCGCTGTCCAAGCTGTCAGCCGGAGATCTGCAGCTTCGTCTTGCCTACAAGCTCAAGCGCATGATTACCGCCTTGCAGAAGGAGGCGGATTTCTTTGCCGAACAGCGGCAGAAAATCTTTGAAAAATACGGTACGGCAAAGGAGGATGGCAGCTTTGATTTTGCCGCAGAGAACGAGCCGAAAGCCGCCGCCGAACTGGAAGAACTGTTAGCAATGGAGGTCACGCCGGAGGTGGAAGCTATCGACATCCCCATCACGGAAAACCTGCTGTTATCCGCAAACGACATCGGGCTGCTGATGCCGTTTGTTCATTTTACAGAGGAATAAGGAGGAAACGAATATGAAACAGATTTGGAATGGCATTCAGGTCGCGTTCACCGCCCTGGGCGGCTTTCTCGGCTGGTTTCTCGGCGGTGTGGACGGATTTCTGTATGCTCTGATTGCTTTTGTGGTGATTGACTACATTACCGGCATTCTGTGCGCCATTTCGGACAAGAATCTTTCCAGCGCTGTGGGCTTCAAGGGTATCTGCCGGAAGGTGCTGATTTTCACCCTTGCGGGCATTGGAAACATTCTGGATGTCTATGTGCTCGGTGGGACAGGCGTTCTGCGAACGGCGGTGATTTTCTTCTACCTTTCCAACGAGGGTGTGAGCCTGCTGGAAAACGCCGCACACCTGGGCCTGCCGATCCCCGAAAAGCTGAAAGAAGTGCTGGAGCAGCTGCATGACCGCGCAACCGATGAAAAGGGCGGTGAAGAGTAATGGCTTACACGAACAGCCCTCTGGTATCCTACACCAAGCTCAGCCCGAACCACTCCGGGCAGCGCACCCACAGCATTGACCGCATCACGCCCCACTGCGTGGTGGGTCAGTGCAGCGTGGAGACGCTCGGAAATGTATTTCTGCCGACATCCCGTCAGGCAAGCTCCAACTACGGCATTGGCGTGGACGGCAGAGTCGGGATGTATGTAGAGGAGAAAAACCGCTCCTGGTGCTCCTCCTCCGCAGCCAACGACCAGAGAGCTATCACCATCGAGTGTGCCAGCGACAGCACCGAGCCGTATGCGTTCAAGGATGTGGTGTACCAGCGGCTCATTGAGCTTTGCACCGACATCTGCAAGCGGGGCGGCAAAACCAAGCTGCTCTGGTTGGGCGACAAGAACAAGACGCTAAACTACAGCCCGAAATCCGATGAGATGGTGCTGACTGTCCATAGATGGTTTGCGAACAAATCCTGCCCTGGCGATTGGATGTATGCCCGCATGGGCGATCTGGCAGAGAAGGTCACGGCAGCTCTGGGTGGTGAGGCGAAGCCGGTTGAACTTGTCAATCCCACCGAGGCTATCAAGGTTGGCGACCTCGTGACTATCACGGGCAGCACCTACTATGGCGGCAAAACTATTCCCGGCTGGGTGAAGAAGCTCCGCTGGTATGTGGTCGAGGTCAGCGGCGACCGTGCCGTCATCAACAATGACGAGTCCGGCAGGTACGCCATCATGTCGCCGGTCAAAACCTCTGCGCTTGCTGTGGCAGCCACGAAACCCGCCGAGGACTACCGCGCTCACACCGTGGTACATGGCGACACTCTCTGGGCGATTGCCAAGAAGTATCTCGGCAACGGCAGCCGCTACAAGGAGATTGCCAGCCTGAACAGGTTAAAAAGCAATGTCATTTACAGCGGTATGAAGCTGAAGATCCCGAATAAGTAGACCGAACCTCATCACACGCCCTCTGCGGATTTTCCGTGGAGGGCGTTATTTTTTTGCTCTTTTTTCGTTCAAGATGGCCATTTCCCTCCAGTGGGTAGTGAGAGGAACTCCTCTCGGACTGGAGGACAATCTCATGACAAATGAGCAAAGAGAAAAGATAACGGCCCTGCGGCATCAGGGCTTTGGATATACGGCCATCGCCAACAGCGTCGGACTGTCAAAGGACAGCGTCAAAGCATATTGTCGATCCCACGGCCTCGCCGGTGAGAAGGCAGAGAGCCACAGCCTTGCGGAGGTTCCCACGCAGCTTTGCCTGAACTGCGGCAAGGCGCTGATCCAGCTCCCCGGACGGAAACAGAAGAAGTTCTGCTGCTCGGGGTGCCGGACAACATGGTGGAACGCTCACCCGGAGGCCGTAAAGCAGAAAGCCGTTTATACTTTTACCTGCCCGAATTGCGGGAAAGAGTTCACTGCCTACGGAAACGCCAAGCGCAAATACTGCTCCCACGACTGCTATATTGCGGCCCGGTTCAAAGGCGGTGATGCCCATTGAGCAAGGAGAAACTCCACAACGATATGCTTTATCACGCAGCTATTTCAATGGCGAAATCCATGCTCGAAAAGGGCTTGATCACCGAGGAGGAATACGCTGAAATTGATACAATCCTGCTCGAAAAATACCGACCATATTTGGGTACATTATTATCGGAAAACGCTTGATATTCCGGCCTTTTAGAGTGATATATAGACACTACCGGAAGGAGGAATTTCATTGAAAACAGTAGAGAAAATCGAGCGAAAACTGCCGGTTCTGAAAGCAAGAAAGCGAGTCGCTGCCTACGCCAGAGTGTCGATGGAATCCGAGCGGATGCAGCACTCGCTTTCTGCACAGGTGAGCTACTACAGCGCACTGATTCAGAAGAACCCAGAATGGGAATACGCTGGCGTTTTTGCGGATTACGGGATCTCCGGCACCGGCACCAAAAAGCGTGATGAGTTCAACCACATGCTGGCTGAGTGTGAAGCCGGAAACATCGACATAATCCTCACCAAGTCGATCCAGCGATTTGCGAGGAACACCGTGGACCTTCTGAACACGGTCCGGCACCTGAAGGAGCTCGGCATTGAGGTTCGCTTCGAGAAGGAAAAAATCAATTCCTTGAGCGGCGACGGAGAGCTGATGCTTTCCATCCTCGCTTCCTTTGCACAGGAAGAAAGCCGCAGCATTTCCGAGAACGTCAAGTGGGGTACGATCAAGCGGTTCAAGCAGGGCATTCCTAACGGCAAGTTCAGTATTTTCGGATATGAGTGGCAAGACGACAAGCTGGTCATCATACCGGAGGAAGCTGAGATCATCCGCTGGATGTATGCAGAGTACATGAAAGGTGCATCCCGAATTGAGATCGGCAGAGTCCTGATGGACCGAGGCATTTATACCCGGCAAGGAAAGCCGTGGGTGGATTCCAATGTAAAGGTTATCTTGACGAACATCACCTACACCGGGAACATGCTCTTCCAGAAGGAATACTGTGAAGACCCGATCACCAAGCACCGTAGGAAGAATTACGGCGAGATGCCACAGTATTTTGTCGAAGATACCCATGAAGCCATCATCCCGATGGATGAGTGGCAAGCGGTACAAGACGAGTTCAAACGCAGACGGGATCTTGGCCCCTTCGGAAACAAGTCGCTGAAGCTCTCAGCCTTCTCCACCAAGATCACCTGCGGCTGCTGCGGCAAGCACTATCGCCACAGCGGAAAGCGAAACACCGCCGGTGAGGTTTATTACATCTGGACCTGCCAGACAAAAAGCCAGAAAGGTGCGTCGGCTTGCCCCTCAAAAAACATACCGGAGAAGATGCTCCAGAATACCGCAGCGGAGGTGCTGGGCCTTGATGAGTTTGACGAGGACGTTTTCAGTCAGCAGATCGAGGAAGTCATCGTTATCGGAGACGATACCTTGACCTTCCGCTTTTACGACGGCCACGAGGTCACCACCAAATGGCAATCTACCGCCAAGACCGACTGGTGGACAGACGAGCGCAGAAAGCTCTGGGGAGAACGGCACAAGCGCAAGGATACCAATCCGAACCGGAATACCTTCTACGAGTTCACCGGATTCATAAAATGCGGCTGCTGCGGTGCCAATTACCGCTGCCAATCCGGAAAGCGTAAGGACGGCACCCCGACACGGTCTTGGTATTGCACCGGTCCACATTCCGAATGTCGGAATCCGGCTATCAGGGACGAGACCATGAAGCGGCTGGTGACTGAGATCCTTGGCCTTGATGAGTTCGACGAGGCTGCGATGGACGCTCATATTGAAAGTGCAACAATCCTCGACCACATGGTCACGTTCCATTTCAGGGACGGCCACATCGAATCCAGAGACTTCTTGGATAAGCGGCACGGCACCCCTTGGACCGAGGAACGGCGGAAAAAAGCAAGAGAATCCATGAAGGCCGCTTGGACAGACGAGCGCAGGGAGGCAATGAGCGAGAGAATCAAGAAAATAAGGAGCGAAAAGAAATGGCCAAATCCGTAACCACGATACCGGCGACGCTGTCACGCTTCACGGCGGCACCGATCAACAGCACCAAGAAGCGACGTGTGGCGGCCTACGCTCGTGTCAGCACAGACAACGAAGAACAGCTGACCAGCTACGAGGCGCAGGTCGATTACTACACCAACTACATCCAAGGACGGGACGATTGGGAGTTCGCCGGTGTCTATACCGACGAGGGCATCACCGGGACGAACACCAAAAAGCGTGAGGGCTTCAAAAGCATGGTAGCCGATGCCCTCGCCGGGAAGATCGACCTGATCATCACGAAGTCGGTCAGCCGTTTTGCCAGAAACACGGTTGACAGCCTTACCACCATCCGATCCCTGAAGGAACACAATGTGGAGTGCTATTTTGAGAAAGAAAACATCTGGACCTTCGATGGCAAGGGCGAGCTGCTGCTTACAATCATGTCCTCGCTGGCACAGGAGGAGTCCAGATCCATTTCCGAGAACTGCACATGGGGCCAACGGAAGCGGTTTGCAGACGGCAAGGTCACGGTTCCGTTCAAGCGATTTCTGGGCTACGACATGGGGCCGGACCACAACCTCGTGGTAAACCCAGAACAGGCCAAGCTGGTCAAGCGCATCTACGGAATGTTCCTGCAAGGCCAGTCGCCATTCCAGATTGCCCGGACGCTGACCGAAGAAGGCATTCCTTCTCCCGGCGGCAAGGACCACTGGAACCCCAGCAACATCAAAAGCATTCTCACCAACGAAAAGTACAAGGGTGATGCGCTGCTGCAGAAGTCCTTCACGGTCGATTTTCTGACCAAGAAGAAAAAGACCAACGAGGGTGAAATCCCGCAGTACTACGTCAAGGACAACCACGAGGCCATCATCGATCCGGATACCTTCGAGATGGTGCAGACACTGATGGCCACCCGCACCAAGGGCCGGAACCGCAAGAGTTCAGTCAGCATCTTTTCCAGCAAGGTCAAGTGCGGCGACTGCGGCAGTTGGTATGGGCCAAAGGTCTGGCACAGCAACGATGCCTACCGGAAGGTCATCTGGCAGTGCAATCACAAGTTCGACGGCCAGAAATGCACCACCCCGACACTCACCGAGGATGAAATAAAAGAACTGTTCCTCCGATCCGCCAACCAGGTAATCGGCCAAAAGGAACAGTTTATAGCCATATACGAGCAGGTCCTTTCAATGAGCCTCGACACAACGGCCCTTGAGAGTGAGATCTCCGAGCTGGAAGCGGAGATCAACATCGCTGCCGAGCTCATCGAGGAATGCATCAAGGAGAACGCTCATGTAGCCCTCGATCAGGCCGAATACCAGAAACGGTACGACGCTTTGGTGGTCCGGTTCGATAAGGCCAAGGCCCGACACACCGAGGTCACCGATCTGATTGCCGAGCGCATGGCCCGAAAGCACCAGATCGAAGCATACTTGAAAAACCTGCGGAGCCGGGAGCCGCTGACGGAGTTCCGGGAAACAGACTGGCTGGCGATGGTGGACTACATCATCGTTCACAATAAAAAAGACATCCGGGTGACCTTCAAGGATGGCGCCGAAATCAAAGCATAACCCCATAGACACAGCAACGCCTCTCAACCACATCGGCTCAGAGGCGTTTTTCTGTTTAGTTGTTATTCCATTTGATAATCCCGCAAGCAAAGCCGAACCAATCCAGATGATCTATGGCCATTTTTTGAAGCGAACTCATCTGTGGCAGCTTCTTGCGCTTTCCGTCGGCAAATAGATTTTCTATCGCTTGCTCGGAATCGTTGCATTCGCCAATAATCATAAACAGCTGATAGAATTTTCTGATCCTTGACTCTGGAGAGAGTCTCTTGGCCATTTGCGGATAGAGTAACCAACTGTAACATAGGAATGCTTGAAACTGCTTTTTCGGGAATACCCGCATAAAGAAATCCTTTGCATCCTGCAACGACGCTGTTACCCGATCCGGCGAAAGATCAGCATTGCTCTGAACATGACAATTGATTACCGGTGCTCCATTTGGTAGCGATAGTTTCTGCTCTTTTGAGAAAGTCATATAGTGCTCGCCAATAGTCTCTTCATCAAGATAAATCATTTCAAAGGGCTGAAATTGCAAAACTCCAACTTTGAACATGTTGACATTCATTAAGTGACGAAACCAAATGACATCTTCCTTACTTATTCCGGCCTTCTCTGTTTTCTGATAATACAGGGTAGCACGAAGCGTAACATCTCTAAAGGTCTCGAAGATAATATCATCAGCAACCCCTATTGCCTTATACTCTCCATACGTCTTCTGTAACAGCCAAGTCATGACTGCAAGTCTTGTAAGAGGCATCCTCTTGCATAGCGGATAATCGAACCCTTCGCCTGAATAGGCGATGCATGCGATTTCAGCAATATCAGGCTTTTCCAGCTTTTCTTTTACAGCCCTCTCAATGTGGTCTGGGTATTGCAGTTCATTTAACAATCTTTCCAACGAGAGTGCCTGTTCATTAAACATGCTGGTGTATTCTTTAACACAGGCTTTTTCTTTCAAATTATGAATCCTCCAGTTTTTATTGGAGGGTCAAGTTTCGTGGGCCCTCCATACACGATTGTTTTTCATATATGATCACCCCTTTCGTTGGATTTGAATTGGATTATACCAGAGAAAAATGAACATTTCTACCAGCATAATCATCTCTGTAAGAGTTCCGCAGTATACTATTTCTCTTCAGACGGACAGATCTTCGGCAGGATCTCAAGAAAGTGCTGGCCGATCTTTTCTACGTCATAGCCGTTGGCCTCGCAGATGAACCGGACGGTATCTGGCAGCAAGATATGCCCCGTTGCTTTCTCCGCTTTGTACTTTTGCCACTCTTCGTATTCCTTATTTGTGATTTGCTTCATTTTGAGGGTCCTTCGTAAGTGTACTATCACAGCAAGAGTTTTCGCCATCCAGCCTTACAACCCAATCATTAAACTTTTCATCTGAGCCATCATATTTTGATTTTTGAATTGCCATTGATATCTGGGCAATGTCGCTATGATAATCCGACAAACCAGAAGTAGCCTTCAATTCAACATATTGTACTCTGTCTGATAATCCGTGAGATGTCATTAGGAAGGGCTTATTCTCAATGGAATCATATATTTCTTGGTAGTCGGTTTTCATGCTTCTAAGAACTTTTTCAAACTGTTCTATGCGTTTTTGCGCATGAATCGTAAGTGAGGCAAGCATGACTAATTCGTACCGACAGATTTTTCGTATAAGTACCGGATTTAATTGCGGCGTTACTTGAACAATCTCCTTCAACTCATCGGGGATGTCTTTATGGGCCACTTCTTTAGCAGCTACCATTAATGACTGTGGATTGTGAAAGGTCCAATTTCGCACATCGAGAAATTCAGAGAGAATTGCTGACACTTCTTCTGAGAGTGGTGATGAAACATACTTGTGTTTCTCCAGAATCTTGCGTAGATCTATGTATGAAAAAGAACTGCTCTGATGATCCGCTGTAAATTTTAGAATCTCACGCTGCCTATAAAGAAGCTTATCATTAACATCATCATATTCTTTAGCAGGAACATATTCTTCTTGGGTGCTTTCCAATAAGGATTCTGCCTCAGACGCATACTCCTTATATTTTTCAAGATTGACAGTCATCCCGGATATTAGCATTCCCAACACAAGACATGCATCTTCGGCACAGGTAATACTAAACTGCTTGAACTGTTGCTTTGTTCCTCCAGACATGTTAAATACCTCCTATAAAAACAGCCGGGACACCCCGACTTCCACAACTTACCCCTCAAACGCCAACTTACCCCTCAAGCGGCAAAATCGGCAGAGGAACAATTAAATTGTATCAATCTCGGTGTTTTTATATCTATGTAAATCATCTTCACCCTGCCGAGATACGTTTCCTGGAGCAGTTTCAGCACCTCAAGATTATCTCCCTCAATATAGAGGTTCTCCGTGCTGTCGAAGTCTACGCTCTCCTCACGGCAGGGGCGCAGAGTTGCGGAAACGGGCGCGTTCGCTGCAAGGATAGCTTTCTTCTTGTCCGGCCATGTGAACTGATAGCGTTCTTCCCTGCCCTCAACTACACGGGTGTTTATCTCCTGCATGAGTACGTCCTTGTCAATAGCACGGACTACTTCGCCGGTTACGGGGTCGATGGTTTCGGTTACTGCGTTCGGAAACAGCTTTGCAAGGGCTGCGTAATTCTCGTCGGCAAGGTTCGGGGTGTGCATTTTCAACTTATCCATTGATATTCTCCTTTATTTCAGCGCCTCTTTAAGCGCCTTGACTTTCTGCGCAAGTTCAAATTTCTTCTTAGGCTGCTTCTCCGCCCGTGCGAGTTTCTCAAGCTTTGCGATTTCCTTTTCCAGCTTCGCGCGCTCGTCATCTGCGGCTATCTGTTCGTTAAGGGAATTGCCCTCCTCGACGGTGATGTCGCCGACCTGCATGACGATATTCTCCCATACTGCGTCAAGGTTTGTTCCGTTTAGCTGCATGGTGCAGTCTGCGGTTTTCTTCCATTCTGATTGCAGCAGCTTTGTGCGGTACACCGCAAGTCGGCATTTGTCCTCGAACTCCAGCACCATCAGCATATTCTGCGGAATCAGCTTTGACAGCGAGATTATATTGCGCTCGTCGTAATCCCGGGTTTTCAGCGAGATAAGCAGCACATAGAACGACTTCACCGTTTCGCCCGCCGGGATTATCGTGGTATTAGCCGACACTTCGTTTACTATCGTTATCTTTGATATATCCGCGTCAAAACGGTCTTTCTGCGCCGTGTTCATCAGGAATTTTGCGTATATCGCCTTTTTCGGAAGCTGCTTTGACAGTTCCGTTTTCTGAGGAAGTCCAAGCATATCGTTCTCCTTTATCTGACCACAAGAAAGCATATCAGCTCGAAATCATCAAGCCCCTTTATTTCGTCCTCCAGGAAGCTTACCTGACCGCCGCCAAGGAAGTCGTCAATGTCGCTTTCCTCCTTGACTTCGATTACCGAGGATATAGCCAGTCCGAGGAGCCGCGACACGTCCGCCATGTTCCTGCCGTCCCGGGTCTGTTTGTTGAATTCACGATACAGCTCGGGGAGCGGCTCGGTCTTTCCGCGGCAGATATGGCGCATTCTGTCCAGCATTGCTTTCGGGGAGAGGTGGTCGCATACAACGTCGCCGTCCTCGGAAATGTAGACCATATAATACGGGTGCAGGCGGTTCCGACCCTCGATATTCACGCTGTCGGAACGGTTTTTCAGCACGAAGATGACACCGGGAGGGCAGTTGTCCGCCGCAGGAGCGACTGCATGCAGCCCGAAAGGTACTTTGTCCATGTCCGGGTGATTCTTCTGGTATTCGATGGCGTCCGTGCGGAATTCATTCAGACCGAGGTCAACTATGGAAATTCCACCCGTCATATCCTCGATATCCACGACTTCTTCTTTAAGACGTTTCAGCTGTTCCCTGCGGTATTCAAGGTCGTTCTTCTCGTCGTCGCTGAGCAGGTTATCGTCGCCGGTCGCAGTCATATCTACTATCTTCATGCGCGTTTCAACGGTAGCTTTCAGGTTTATGTATTCGTCAAGCGTTACGTCCGGCCAGAAATTCACAAGCTGAATGACCTTGTTTCGGCTGCCGATACGGTCGATTCGCCCGAAACGCTGTATTATGCGGACGGGGTTCCAGTGAATGTCGTAGTTTATCAGGAAGTCGCAGTCCTGGAGGTTCTGACCCTCGGAAATGCAGTCGGTTGCGATAAGCACGTCGATCGTTGTGTCATCGTCCGGCATGAGCATTGACTTATCCTTTGAAAGCGGAGAGAAGCAGGTGAGAACCGTGTTCATGTCAGCACGCTGGAGCTTCGCAGTTGTCCGACCCTCGACTGAACCTGTTATCATTGCCGTGTCCAGCCCGAATTTCTCCCTGATGAACGGACTCACATTATCATAGAGATACTGCGCCGTGTCCGCGAATGCCGTGAATATAATAACTTTTTTGTTGCCATCGTTTATGGGGTTGGTTATCTTGTCGGAAAGCACACCGAGCAGTTTCTGGAGCTTGCAGTCGTACTGTGGTGTGATGTCCTCAACGTTTATCGTGATAAGGTCGAGGATTTCCTTGTCATGCACAAGGCTTCTTTTCCACGAAACATAGTCCATATCCACAAGGTCGATCCGGACTTTCCTGCCGAAAGTGAACAGCTCCTCGCTCTCCATATCATCATAATCAAGACTTTCACGGTCGGTGATGTCATTGAGTTCAAGCTGCAAACCTACGCCCTTGTCGAAAGCGTCGATTTTCCTTATCGTACTTTCAATAAGCTCACGTATACGCTTCAGCGTAAGATTGAACGAGTACACGGAGCTTTCCATGCGCTTCATGAGATTTATCGCCATCAACCGACGTATTCCCTGTTCACGGTTAGCCTGCGTAAGTCCGGAGCTGACCTTGTTCTTGTCGTACAGCGCTTCATATTTTGCAATACGGCTGGGAAGTATGTAGTGCGACGGGCGGTAGATATCCAGATCAAGCAGACATAGCTGACTGAAAATTTCGTTGTATGTAACGGACTTTTTAAGATCAGTGAGCGGCGGCGCAAGCGGAATAGGCTTCAGCCGCGTCGGGAAAGAACCGATATCGCTGGTATCGTAATATTTCTGGATATGCTTGCGTGAACGCGCTATCGTCACGGAATCCAGCAGCTCGAAGAAATCAAAGCTGAGCATTTTCAGCAGGCTGTCAGTAGTACGCTCAGCAGGCTCCCATTTGCTCCAGGTGTTGAATGCTTTCTGCGCGTCACGGAATATCTCGTCAATTGTTCGCTTGGTATCCAGCTTGTCGTTTATGAGGCTGGAATCACCCTCGTAAGCGAGCGCAAGCTGATTTTTCAGGTCGTTGAAACGGTTATTTACCGGAGTTGCAGACAGCATGAGCACTTTGGTCTTTACGCCCCTGCGAATAACTTTGTTCAGCAGGCGCTGATAGCGGTTTTCCTTTTCGTCATCGCCGTCAGAGGGTTTGCCTCCGTTGCGGAAATTGTGGGACTCGTCTATTACTATTAGGTCGTAATTACTCCAGTTTACACGGCTGAGATCCATGCCGTTTGAAAAACCACCTGTACGGTTGAGGTCAGTATGGTACAGTACAGCGTAATTCAGGCGGTCAGAAGCAATGGGATTGTTGACATAGTTATCCTTATATGTGTTCCAGTTATTGGAGAGCTTTTTCGGGCAGAGAACCAGCACATTCTTGTTACGCTCCTGGTAGTACTTTATTACCGCAAGTGCGGTGAATGTCTTACCAAGACCTACGCTGTCCGCAAGAATGCAGCCGTTGAATTTCTCCAGCTTGCTGATTATAGCAAGCACGGCGTCCTTCTGGAAATTATACAGCATGGACCATATCTTGCTTTGTTTGAGTCCAACTCCCTCGTTTGGAAGCTCGTCCTCGCTTATCACACGCAGATACTCGCTGAAAATGTTGTATATGGTAACAAAGTAAATGAACTCCGGGGAATTTTCATTATAGGCGGTAGTTATGTTGTCAATTACGACGTCGGTAACGTCCTGCATTTTGGCGCTGTCGTTCCAGAGTGCGTCGAAATTCCTGAGCATCATTTCAGACACAGGCGATCCATTCTTCATGATTCCGACATAGGCGTTATTGCCGCGTTCACAGCCAAGATCGACAGTAGTAAAACCATTAACGGGATAGTAATTGATATCGTCAACGTTTATCATTCCCTGGATATGATCAGATGTCACATTTGAGCGAAATTTCACTTTCTGGCGTATCCAGTCAGCGCATTCTTTTGCTATGGCTTTCTGGGTAAGTTCGTTGCGCAGCTTGACTTCAAACTCAGTGCCATAAAGGCTGCGCTCACGGTCAAGGCGCGGTATGTAGAATTCACGCTTTTCCTTTTTTGCTTTCTCGGTAGTAAATGTTGGAGATGTAAAAATAAAACGCAGTTCATCAATGCCAGCCAATGCTGCCTTTAACTCCTGAAACGCATAGATTGAAAAGCAAGCCGCCGCGACAGACACCTTGCTACCTTTCTTTATTTCCGCTGAAAGATCATCTTTTAGCGTTTTATTGACATTATCTATCATTTCAGGCATCATATAATTTTCTCCTTCTATCAAATTATAATATAGAAAAACTGATAAACTGGGTCGTATAATGCGCAATTTATAAAGCAAACAGTAGTTTTGTTGATTTTTAACATGTTTGCCGGGCGATAAGCTACATATTTATTACATTATATCATAAACAGTCGGCAAAATCAACCATTTTATGTCACAAAAAATAAACCCACCTTCTGGCAGATTTATTTTTTTGCTTTTACCGCAGATTTTTGTAAAGCGTTGTTTTCTTTACACCCGTCAGCTCGGTAATTTCACTAACGGTGTACTGACCTGTCTTGTAGAGCTTCACGGCCTTGCGAACAGCATCGCTGTCTATAGGTTTGCGACCGCCTTTCCTGATGTTGTATAATAAAACTTGACACCACACGCTCAAAATAATATACTAAAACCAGGATGGTGAAGGACATGTCAGAAGCAAAGAAATACGACAGGAGCTACAAGGAGCAGTCAGTAAAGCTGGCGCTGGAAACAGGAGTAAAGCGAGCCAGCGAGGAACTGAAGGTACCGTACCGTACGGAACACTATACGGATGGGTTCAGGCGGCAAAGAACGGCGACCTGGACATCGAGGAACGAACGCCCGAAAACGCAATCTTTCTGAATGAGGCGGCAGCTTTTTTCGACGCGAGCCGTCGGAAGTAAACAGGCAGGAGCGAATGAAGTTCATTGCGCTCAAAACCTGCGATGGAGGCGCAAAAGGCAGGATTTCATTCTGCTGCAAAGCGATTTTAAAGCCGACAAGCCTTTCAGCAAATGCGTAACGGACATCACGGAAGTCAAAGCCAAAATGGCAAGCTATATGTGTCGACGATATTTGATTGATATGACCTGACTGCTGCCAATGGACGATAATAGAAGAGCCGAACTGTGCGCTGCAACTGTCGAAAATACAGCGGCAGCGTATCCCGAATTTCGCGGTGCGGTACTCCACTCCGACCGCGGAAGCCAGTACACAAGCGCTTCATATAGAGCTGCGCTGAACGAGTATGGAGTAGGGCAAAGCATGAACAATGCCGGAGGCAGATGTCATGACAACGCCCGCTGCGAAAGTATGTGGGCGCGAATGAAGAACGAGCTGTTTTACAGCCGCTGCAGAAGAAGTACGGATTATACGACAGAACTTCTGTTTCCGTTCCGGGCTTCGCCCTCCGCTTCAACAGCAGTTCCTATTGACAACTCAATTGATTTGTGTTACTATAGAATAAGTTCTGGACTCATCCAAATGTTCCCTGAGCTTACTGATTTCGCTTAATGCACGTTTGTGGTTTACACGGGTTTTGGGGTAGAGCCTGGTATTATCATGATGTATCAACATTATATGTCCACCGCATTTTTATGCAATACTTGTCTAAGTTAGCATCCGTGGCAATGGATAATCCAACAATTATTTTTACTGATGTTGCCCCAAAATTCGAAAATGTGAAGTGGGATTTCATCACATATAGTCTCCATTTAAACTACATATCCGATTCAACAGATATTTGTGAAGACAATATATGCAATCCTCATAAGCAGATTACCTACTATTTTTTGTCTAAAATATATAACGGTTTTGTATAAGATAGCTTCCTTGTAATATATAACAAGTAACTGCCAATGTACATAGTCAATCTTTTTTTGGAATTGTTAGTTTATGGAAAGGGGTGGTAATATGAAAAAGAATGTTATCTCACTATTTGTATCTATTTTACTTGCTGTAATAATCTATGCTTTGATCACATTTGAAGTATATATTTTTCATCTGTTGATATCCCAGTTACATTCATTTTGCCATCTATTAATTGCTATAATAATCAATATGACAACACAAATTACTATTATTTCACTTTTGTCTACAATTGCCATTAAAAAATTTGGATTAACTATAAAGTTTGCTTGGATTTCAACCATAATTCTTTTTCTTCTTTTTAATGTATATACATTTCCATCATTTTATTTGTTGCTGTTCACTGGTGGCGGGGAAATGTTTGGAAAGAAGTTTTCTATCCCTAAGTCTGATTCCTCGTTTCTGATAACCAGTGAAATATCTGTAATTGTTCTTTTGGCTATTGTTTTTGAAAAACACAAAAACAAATTAAAATGATAAGGTATATTTCTATGTGAAAAGAATAATCTCAGTAATACTGACAATAGCCATGTTTCTTGGCATAAGCATAGAGACCTTCGCATGATGTTGTATAATAAAACTTGACATCCCGCGCTCAAAATAATATACTAAAACCAGTAGGGTGAAGGACATGTCAGAAGCAAAGAAATACGACAGGAGTTACAAGGAGCAGTCAGTAAAGCTGGCGCTGGAAATAGGAGTAAAGCGAGCCAGCGAGGAACTGAAGGTACCGTACGGAACGCTGTACTGGTGGGTGCAGACGGCAAAGAACGGCGACCTGGACATTGAGGAGCGAACGCCCGAAAACGCAATCTTTCTGAATGGGGCGGCAGCTTTTTTCGCCGCGAGCCGTCGGAAGTAAACAAGCAGGAGCGAATGAAGTTCATTGCGCTCAAAACCTGCGATGGAGGCGCAAAAGGCAGAATTTCATTCTGCTGCAAAGCGCTGAAAATGACACAGCAGGGAGCAAATGCATAAGTAGCTGCTCCTTAAATATCCGGATTCCGGAATACCAAGTGAAACCACGGTATACCGCGTGATGACAGTCATCGGAATAAAGCACAGACCAAACCGAAAGCCGAACTGTGCGCTGCAACTGTCGAAAATACAGCTGCAGCGTATCCCGAATTTTGCGGTGCGGTACTCCACTCCGACCGCGGAAGCCAGTACACAAGCTATTGACAACTCAATTGATTTGTTTTACTATGAATAAGCTCTGGACTCATCAAAATGTTTCCTGAGCTTACTGATTTCAATTAATGCGCGTTTGTGGTTTACACGGATTTTGGGGTAGGCCCTGGAATAAATATCCACTCCACTACGCTGCGTGAATATTTATTCCATTTCACTGCTGCTCAAAATTTTTGAGTGAAATGTGTAAAGCTATATTGACAATATCAGTTTTATTCAGCGTTTCCCTTTGGCATAGAAATCCGCCGTGAAGGAGGTTTTTAGAGGCTACCTATTGCCATTTCATTTCATCAGATTTTTCAGATACATCAGTATTGCTTTTTCGCCGACTGTCTTTTCTACCGAGAAATTCGTTTCCGATATATCGAACAGAAGGCAGCCGCAGTGTCCCTTGAACGTAGGGAAGC